GGCGGTGGCGGCGCATATAACTCTAACTATACCGGCGGAATCACTTATGCTGGCGGCGCTGGCTACCAAGGCATGATTCGCATCTGGGAATATTCATAATGTTAAATGCACCAATAATTTAAATAATATAGGAAATTAAAAAATGGCAGTTCCACAATCTAGAGCAGATTTTATTGAATATTGCTTACGCAAGCTCGGTAAACCTGTGATCGAGATTAACGTCGATGATGATCAAGTAAATGATCGTGTCGACGAAGCAATCCGTTGGTGGTGGGATTATCACTTCGATGGCGCTGATAAAACATATTACAAATACAGAGTAACGCAAAACGATATTATTAATCGTTATGTTACAATGCCTGACAATATTATTGGCGCTGTTAATATTTTTCCAATCGGTCAAGCTCTTAATACTAATAATATGTTCAATATCCGTTATCAAATTGCATTAAACGATTTGTATACGCTTACATCAGTTTCTATGGTTCCATATTACATGGCTTTACAGCATGTTCAATTTCTTGAGCAAATGCTTGTTGGACAACAGCCTCTACGTTATAACCGCCATATGAATCAAGTTTTCATTGATATGGATTGGACAATTGTTAACGTAGGCGATTACCTTATTATCGAAGCATATCAAGTTGTTGACCCAGATACATACACTCGCGCATGGGGTGATCGTTGGTTAGCTCGTTATGCTGAAGCATTAATTAAACAACAATGGGGTACTAACATTAAGAAGTATCAAGGAATGCAACTTCCTGGAGGTATGACTTTTAATGGCCAGCAAATATATGATGAAGCTACTCAGGAACGTAGAGAACTAGAACAGGAAATGATTACTAATTACACAATTCCTGTTTCTGATATGATCGGCTAACACACTCGTTTATATAAATACTTCTATAAGAATAATAGGAGTATTAATATGAAAAAATATGGATTTGTATATCTTTGGTTTGACAAAAAACGTAAAATGTATTATGTAGGTTGTCATTGGGGAACAGCTAATGATGGATATATCTGTTCTTCAAATAGAATGAGAGATGCATATAGACGTAGACCTAATGATTTCAAAAGACGTATATTGAAAAGTAATATTTTAGATAAAGTTCAAATGTTTGAAGAGGAATATAAATTTCTTTTTCTTATAAAAAATGAAGAACTCGGTAAAAAATATTATAATTTACGTAAACACAAATGGGGACATTGGACTACAGATTTAAATTCTTCTTTAACAATAAAAGAAAAAATTTCTAAAAAAACTAAAGAAGCAATGCAGCGTCCAGATATTAAAGAAAAATATCTTGCTGGTTTAGAACAAAGAGATAACAAAAGTTCTGATCTTGAAGTAAGAGAAAAACGTCGCCAGTCAATGAAAAAAACAATGGCTGAAAAATTTCCTATAGAAGATAGATATAATCCTGTTAAATTTGGCAGCAAAGAATATAAAAATAATATGGCCAATAAAACAAAACAAAAATGGGAAAATAGAACCAAAGAAGATAAACAAAAAATATCAGAAAAAATAAGCAATAGTCTAACGGCTTCTAAACAAAAAAGATCTGATATAATGAAATCTAAATTTTGGTGGAATAATGGTGTGATAAATAAAAGAAATGATATTTCTCCAGGTGATGACTGGGTTAGAGGTAAATTAAAATAATGCCAAGCACAAATTTTTTCTTTAATAATTTCAATAGCTCCCAAGAACAAAATCTTCTTGAAAGCCTTATCATAGAAGCAATTTCTATATACGGCGAGCAGATGTACTTTATTCCAAGAAATATTAATAATTTCGATCAACTTTATACAGCTGACGATCAGTCATCATATACCCAAACATATGCAGTTCCTATCTACATTGAAAACATTAATGGGTTTACTGGTGATGGTAATTTTATGTCAAAATTTGGTCTTGAAATTCGCGATCAAGTTACGTTTTCTATTGCCCAACGTGTTTTCTCTGAAGAAGTTGGTGTTTATACTAAATTAATAAGACCACGTGAAGGCGACCTTTTATATTTCCCATTAAACAATAAATGTTTCCAAATTAAATTTGTTGATAAATTCGAAATGTTTTATCAGCTTGGCAAACTCTATACATGGAAAATGACTTGCGAGTTATTCGAATATTCAGATGAAATATTCAACACTGGTATTCCAGCTATTGATTCTATGCAGCAAAATCTCAGCACCAATATTCTTGATTACAGCGTTATGGATGAACAAGGAAATTGGCTTACTGATGAAGACGATAATTATCTAGTTATGGAACAATATAATCTTAATACTATTCTTCCTGGAACTGATAATGAATATCTAGCTAATACTTCTGCTGGATTTATCGATTTTAGTGAAGTTGACCCATTCAGTGAAGGCACTTATTAATGTTTCGTCAAACTTTTTATTTTAGTTTAATAAGAAAATATGTAACTCTTTTCGGTACGTTGTTTGACGACATTGCTATTGAGAGAACAGACAGCTCTGGTAATGAAACAGCTTTTATTAAAGTTCCAATTACGTATGGCCCAAAAGAAAAAATGTTGGCCCGTTCTTTACAAGATCCATCTATTCAACGACAGTCAGCAACTCCAACAATGCCTTTTATGGCATTTGAGATGACTAACATAACATATGATTCTACAAGAAAACTAAATACTGTTAACAAGTATGCTGCCGCTAGCAATACAACTACCAGTTCTTTAATTTATCAATATACTCCAGTTCCATACAATATTGGTTTCCGTCTTTATATTATGGTTAAAAATACTGAAGATGCAACTAAAATTATTGAACAAATTCTTCCTTTCTTTACACCAGATTGGACAACGACAGTTCGTCTTATTCCGGAAATGAATGTCGAACATGATATACCAGTTATTCTTGGTACAGTTCAACAGGAAGATACATATACTGGTGACTTCAAAGAAAGACAGGCTTTAACTTGGACTCTTGATTTTACAATGAAATCATACCTATATGGTCCAGTAAAATCTGGTGCTATTATTCTTTTTGCAAACACGGTTTTCTATTCGCCAACAGCAAACAATTACGATACATCAAACAATATCGCAGCTGCTGTTGGATTTACAAGTCCAGCTTTGTATACTACAATTCAGCCAGGATTAACAGCAAACGGTCAGCCTACTTCTAATGCTGCTCAATCTATTGCTGCTAATCTTATTTCCGCAACGAGTGATTTTGGATATATCTCTAATACATTTAACTTATCATGACAAATGCAAATAATGACCCTTTAGGTACTGCTCTTAATCTTCCACCGCTAGACAATACAATAAAATCTATTGTCGAAAAAGCGCATGATGATAGTGCAAAAACTGATTTTGAAATGGCCCGTTCTAATATCCATGAGATAATTCAGAATGGCGCTTTCGCAATGGAAAAACTATCACAGATAGCCGATCAAAGCCAACACCCACGTGCTTTCGAAGTGCTAAGTACTCTTATGAAAACAATGCTTGATGCTAATAAAGATTTACTGGCATTACAAAAACAAATTCGTGAAATTAGTGCAGCTGATACGCCTATGAATGATGAAGCTAAAAGCGTGACAAATAATCTTTTTGTTGGTTCTACAGCTGAACTCCAAAAAGCTATTGAGAGTATGAAAAATGGCTGAGATAAAAGGTTATAATGGCAATTCTCTTATTAAGAGATCCAACCAAGCCATAGAGTTTGATCAAACTATGGTTGAGGAGTATTTAAAATGCTCCAATGATCCAGTATATTTTACTGAAACATATATGAAAATTATCAATATCGATAAAGGTCTTGTTAGTTTTACGCTTTATGATTATCAGAAAGAAATGCTTAAATCTATGGCAGATAATCGGTTTACGGTTATCGCTACTGCTCGTCAGGCAGGTAAATCTACAACAACTTGTGCGTTTATCCTTTGGTACATATTATTCCATGCTGAAAAAACGGTAGCCCTTCTTGCTAACAAAGGCGATACGGCCAGAGAAATTCTTGGACGTGTGCAGCTTGCTTATCAACATCTTCCTAAATGGCTTCAGCAAGGCGTTAAAGAATGGAATAAAGGTTCATTTGAACTTGAGAATAACAGCCGTGTTATCGCAGCTGCTACTTCAACTGATTCTATTCGTGGTTATTCTATTAACCTTCTATTCATTGACGAAGCTGCATTTATCGAAAATTGGGATGACTTCTTTACATCGGTTTATCCTACTATTTCATCTGGTCTTGAATCTAAAATTGTTCTCGTTTCAACACCAAACGGCTTAAACCATTTTTATTCTATTTGGGAAAACGCAAGACAAAATAAAAATGGATACAATCCAATCAGAGTAGGTTACGAAAGAGTTCCTGGCCGCGATGAGGTATGGAAACAAAATACTCTTGCTGCAATGAACTTTGATACTGAAAAATTTGACCAAGAATACAACGTCGAATTTATGGGTAGTTCTGGTACTCTTATTGCAGGTTGGAAATTAAAACAACTTGTATCACAAACTCCAATTCATAAAGATGATGGTTTATTTCTTTATGCTCCACCAGTGCAAAATAATGCTTATGTTATAATTGCTGACGTTTCAAGAGGTAAAGGGTTAGATTATTCGGCATTTAGTGTTATTAATGTTACAACGATGCCATACGTTCAAGTTTGCGTTTATCGCAATAATATGTTAACGCCAGCCGATTATGCTGGTGTTGTTCATCAAATTGCCAAGAGATATAATAATGCATCTGTTCTTGTAGAAATTAATGATATTGGTGAACAAGTTTCTCATACGTTGCATAATGAGTTTGAATATGAAAATGTGTTATTTACGGAGCATGCTGGTAGAAGTGGCAAACGTATTACTTCTGGATTTGGTGCAAATGTCGATAAAGGCATTCGTACGACTAAAACTGTTAAATCAGTTGGTTGTTCTATAGTTAAACTTCTTATTGAACAAAACCAACTTATTATTAATGATTTTAATACAATTAATGAGCTTTCAACTTTTTCAAGAAAAGGTCAAAGTTACGAAGCTGAACCTGGAAATCATGATGACTTGGTAATGGGTCTTGTGCTTTTTGGATGGTTATCTGATCAACAATATTTCAAAGAATATACTAATATTAATACATTAATGAAGCTAAGAGAGAAAAGTGAAGAAGATATTGAGAACGATCTTCTTCCATTTGGTTTCGTGGATAATGGTGATGATTTTGAATCGATAATTGAACCAGTAACTGTTGCAAATTGGATGGCCGAGCTTGAAAACCAAAATTTATAAATAATGAAGATTAAATTAAAACTATCTTCCATGGAAGGAGAATAAAATGGCATTTCAAGTTAGTCCTGGAGTAAATGTTACTGAAGTTGACTTAACCACGATTGTTCCTACAGTTGCTACAACTACAGGTGCACACGCTGGTATTTTCAATTGGGGTCCAGTAAGTTTACCAACTCTCGTCGGCAGTGAAACACAAGTAGTTTCTCAATTCGGTTATCCAAACGCAAACAATGCAGAAACTTGGTTCACCGCAGCTAACTTTTTAACATATGGTAACAGCCTTTACATCACTCGTGCTGCTAATACTTCTGGTTCATATGTTTCGAACTCATCAGCAACAACTGCTAACTCATTAGCTGTTGCTTTAAATGCTTATGCTCCTGCAAATGCTGCCGCAAATACTGTTAATCCAGCAGTTCTTAACCAAACAAATTATTTCAGTGTTTGGTCAAATACTAATTCAAACGGTTTCATTTCAACTACATTTGACTCGAACATCTATTATGCTGCTAAGTATCCTGGTCAGTACGGTAGTTCTATCCGTGTTGCAGTTTGCGATAGCCCAAATGCTTATGGCTCGAACCTTCAGTCAAATGGTCAGGCTTACACTTATCCAAACAGTGCAGTTCTTCCAGTTTATGCTAACGTAACTGTAAGCATCGGAAGTAGCAATCTTGTCGTTGCTGTAGCAAATGCTACCTTCGGCGCTGATGCTAACTCAGTAACTTATGCTAATACTCTTGTAAACAGCCTTACTATTGGCGATTATCTAGTTCTTGGTAATACATCAATTGGCTTCCAAAAGGTACAAGTAAAAGCTATCAGTTCTGTTAACGCATCTGCTTCTGCTAACATTACTCTAGCAACTCCTTATCGCTTACCAGCAAACTATGTATCAAATAGCACTGTTAACCCAACGATTACAAGAAATTGGGAATTTTCTACTGTTATTGGTACTGCACCTGCAACTAGCGCATGGCAAGCACAATACGGTAATACTTCCGTAGTTGACCAAATGCACGTTGTTGTAGTTGACCAAAATGGTGTATTTACTGGTACTGCAGGAAAAATTCTTGAAACATTCGCTAACCTTTCTCGCGGTGTTGATAACAATAGCCTCGGTGGTGCTAATAATTATTACGCAACTGTTCTAAATCAGTCATCAAATTATATTTGGTGGGGTAATGATCGCTCAGGCGCTGCTTCTAACACTACTGTTAATCTAGTAAACTCAACTAACCAAACTCCATATAGCCAGCAGATGATTCAGGGTATGGATGGTTATAACGAAGCAAACGTACCTCTAGCTACTCTTGCTACTGCATACAACTATTATGCTTCAGCTTCAAATATTGATATTTCTCTTGTTCTTCAAGGTAAACCAACTTCTGGTTCTACTGTTGTAAATGGTCAAACTGTTAACAACTTCCAGCTTGCTAACTACCTAACACAAAATATCGCTGAAATCCGTAAAGATTGCGTTGTATTCATTACTCCAGATGATGCTATTGTAAGAGGAAATCCAGGACAAGAAGCAACTTCTATTGTTAACTGGAGAAATTCTCTAGTATCTAGTTCTTATGCTGTGATGGATTCAGGTTACAAGTATATGTATGATCGTTATAATGATGTATATCGTTATGTTCCAATGAACGGCGATATTGCTGGTCTATGCGCTCGTACCGATTTTACAAATGATCCATGGTGGTCGCCAGCTGGTTATACTCGCGGCGGTATTAAGAATATCGTTAAGTTACGTTGGAACCCAACTCAAACTGATCGTGATCTTCTATATCCAAACGGTATTAATCCAGTTGTTACATTCCCAGGTCAAGGAACAATTCTTTACGGTGATAAAACAATGCAGTCACAACCTTCTGCGTTTGATCATATCAACGTTCGTCGTTTGTTCATCGTTCTTGAGAAATCTATTGCGACTGCTGCTAAATATTTCCTATTCAACTTCAACGATGCGTTTACTCAGGCTCAATTTAAGGCTCTAGTAAATCCATATCTAAGAGAAGTTCAGGGTCGTCGTGGTATCACTGATTACCTTGTTGTTTGCGATTCAACTAATAATCCTCCAGTGATTGTTGATTCGAATCAGTTCGTTGGTGATATTTACATCAAGCCAAGTCGCTCAATCAACTATATTCAGTTGAACTTTGTAGCGGTTGCGACTGGTGTACAGTTCTCTGAAGTCGTTGGCCAGTTTTAATAAATAGAATAAAAAGGAGCAATTAAAATGGCTACAGGATTTAATATCAGTACCTTTAAGTCAAGAGGACTTACCCAAGGTGGTGCACGTCCTACTCTCTTCGAGGTATATCTATCTATTCCAACAGGAGTTGGCGCTCAAGCAGGGTCAACTGACAAGTTCAGATTTACTTGCAGCGCAACTTCACTTCCACCATCTACAATTGGCCAAGTAACAACATCATACTTCGGTCGTCAGGTTAAGTTTGCTGGCGATCGTACTTTTGGTGATTGGGCAGTAACTGTAGAAAACGATGAAGATTTTCTTGTACGTTCAATGTTTGAAAAATGGTCAAACTCATTGAATCGTCTTGAAGCTAACATTCGTGATAGTGTTTATACTAGCGAAAATGCTTATAAGGCTCAGCTTTCTGTAATTCAATACAGCAAAGAAGGTCAGGCAATTCGTCAATATGACATTATCGGTGCTTACCCATCAGCTATCGACGCTATTGGTTTAAATTGGACATCTTCTAACCAAATTGAAACATTCGGTGTAACATTTACTTACGATTATTGGCTACCAGCCAATGAAATTAACAATGCTTATCTTGCGCAAGCAACAAGCCCTGTTTCAACGTAATATATAATATTACAGCCTCTTGAAAATTATATTATTCAGGAAGGGGCTAACTTAAAAATTAGCCTCTTCTTTTTTGAAGGAAAGTTAAATGGAATTATTCGGTTTTGAATTTAAACGTAAGGTATTACAAGACACCCAACCATCATTTGTACCATCCACTACAGATGATGGCGCAGTAGTTGTTGCAGCAGGTGGTTCTTATGGTACTTACGTTGACCTTGATGGTACAGTAAGAACAGAAGCAGAATTAGTAACAAAATACCGTGAAATGGCATTACAGCCCGAATGTGATGCAGCGGTTGATGAAATTGTTAATGAAACCATTTCAATTGACGAAAAAGTAATCGTTTCAATTAATCTCGATAATCTTGACATTTCAGATACATTAAAAAAGGCAATTAACGATGAATTCGAAAATTGCCTTAATATTTTAGATTTTCAAAAACATGCTTATGAAATTTGTCGCCGTTGGTATATCGACGGTCGTTTGTATTATCATGTCATTATCGATGATAAAGATGTAAAAGCTGGCATCAAAGAAATTAGATATATTGATCCTCGTAAAATCCGTAAGATTCGTGAAGTAACGAAGCGCAAGGTAAGAGGTGGCGCTGATGCTGAAGCTGTCATTCAAAGAGTTCAAAACGAATATTTTATTTTCAATGATAAAGGTTTCAACTACGGTAATAAAACTGTAGGTCCAGCTACTACTGGTTTAAAAATTGCTAAAGATTCAATCATTCATATCACTTCAGGTTTAACTGATACTAATGGTACGATGGTTCTCTCATATCTTCACAAAGCAATTAAAGCACTCAATCAGCTACGTACATTAGAAGATGCTTTAGTTATTTACCGTCTCGCACGTGCACCCGAACGCCGTGTGTGGTATATTGACGTTGGTAATCTTCCTAAAATGAAAGCTGAGCAATATCTTCGTGATATTATGGTTAAACATAAAAATCGTTTGATCTATGATGCATCGTCAGGCGAAGTGCGTGATGACCGAAAGTTTATGACGATGCTCGAAGATTATTGGCTACCTCGTCGTGAAGGTGGTCGTGGTACAGAAGTTACTACTCTTCCAGGCGGTCAAACACTTGGACAGATGGATGACGTTTTATACTTCCAAAAGAAATTCCTTCAAACACTTAGTGTTCCAGTTAATCGCCTTAACTCAGATGCATTGTTCTCATTAGGTCGTGCAACTGAAGTAACACGCGACGAATTAAAATTCGCTCGATTTATCTCAAGACTTCGCAATAAATTTGCTATATTGTTTACTAACATGCTTGAAAAACAATTAGTATTAAAGCAAATTATGTCTATTGAAGATTTTCATAATATTCAACAAGATATTAAATATGATTTTGCTAAAGATAATTACTTCACAGAACTTAAAGATGCTGAAGTTATCGAAAACCGTATTAATCTTGCTCGTAATGTTCAGGATATGGTTGGCAAATATTATTCGCATGAATGGGTTCGCAAAACTATTCTTCAACAAACTGATCCAGACATCAAAGAAAATGATGCACAAATTAATGAAGAAACTGAATCTGGTGAGCCTCGTTGGATTAATCCTGCAATTATGCAAAATCAAGAGGCAGAAGAACAAAATCAAATGCAGCAACAACAAATGCAGCAAACTAATGTAAAACCATTAGCCAATGATAGTGATACTGATGCTACTCCAGAAACTGATGAAACAAATAAAAAAATTAGGGATGCTGAAGCAACCGTAGCTCTATTAGGTAAACAGAAAAATAGAACTATGCAGGATGAAACTAAGTATAAGTCTGCAGTGCAGATATTGGCTAAAAATAAATAATTAGAGGTGGAAAATGGATAAATATACAGTACAAGATTTAATTAATTATTCTTATGCGCAACAGCCTATCGAATTTGATAATGCATTTCAAGATATTTTAACTGATAAAATTGCAGCTGCTGTGGATAACAAGAAATTTGAATTGTCCCAAACAATGTTTACTGGAGAAGATCCAGAATTTGAAGACGATGAATGGGATGATGAAGAAACCGAATCAGAGGAAGAATAAAAATGGCGAAGCCACTTAAAGCTATCATCGGCAAAGATAAAAGATTAGATGGTGTCAACAAATCTTCGGTTGAAGCTGGAGAAGTTTATGGCGGCAAAGATTCTGACATAAACAAAAATGATCCAGCAACTGTAGAGTTAGTAAAGAAACATACAGTTCAAAAACATTCTGATCGTGTAGGCAATGGCGAAGATATCTATAATGGTACTAACGTCAAGTATTCAATGAATGATGCAGTTATGAAAAACTTCGGTCGCAAGAGAGAAGATGCTGCAAAAGTTTATGAAGCTAAAGAAGCTGAAGAAGCTGTATGTAATCATTCACCAAAAGGTAAACCATGTCCAGTTCATGGAATGAATGAATGCATGGAAGCAAAACAAATTAAAGAAGTAGCAAAAACTAATGCTGCTCATATTAGAAGAATGAAGAAAAAAGATATTCGTGTAAACGAGCCTCATTCTAATTTTGATATGGATACACACAAGGTTACTCTTACTGTATCAAAAGATGGCAACTCAGAAAAAATTAAGCATACATTAAAAGCAAAAGATAAACATGCTGCTGTTGCTGCTGCTCAAAGAGAATTTCATAAAAAGGGCTATAAAGTCCATGATGCAGTTCATAAAGGCATTCTTGGTGAAGAAACTCTTGGCGAAAGACATCTTTCTCCAGCTGAATTAAGCAAGCGTGAAGAAATTGCAAAAGCTATTGCTAAAAATAATCCTGATATGCCAATGGCTAAAAAAATGGCAATTGCTACAGCACAGGCTAAGAAAAGCGTAAAAGAAGAAACACAGCTTGGCGAAGGTCATTATCACGTTTCTTGGGGTCCAGGCGTTGAGCATTCTGTAATTGCAATGAATCCAATGCATGCGATTGAAAAAGCAAAAGCTCATATTACTAAGAAAACTCCAAAACTTACTGAACCAAAATATGCTGACACTTTTTCTAAAAAACCAGCAGTGCATAAAATTAAAGAAGCAGTAGAACCATTACTTCAAAGTACTGATATCGCAAAATATAAAACTGATGATACTCAATCTGAAATCGATATGGTTCGCACCGAGCTAAAAGCAATTGCAAGTAAAGTGATGCATATGCTTGCTAATATGCCAGCTGATCATCATATTGAACCATGGGTACAATCAAAAATTGCAGCTGCAAAAGAAATGATTGGTTCTGTCCACGATTATATGGTTTACAGCGAAGAAGAAGATGAACAAGCGGATACACCATCAGTAACACCAAACATGTATCCAAATATGGCAAACGATAGTGCAGCAGGGATTAACGTATAATGTCTAATACATACGCAGTAAGCACAAACAACTATACTATGAAAACGAGTCGTCCTGAGTCGTTTCTTCTTCCATCACGTGTTCGTGATGTTGTTGGTAGAATGAAAGTTTCTCTTCACCAAAATATTTACGAAGCTGACTTCGAGTATGGCACTCAGCCAATGCGTTGGGAAAATTTTACAGCCAATACTGCTTCGGCTGGTAGTGCTGCTAATATCGCACATGTTGCTGGTATGGGTGGTGTACGTATGCTTGTTGGTAATAATGCTGGCGATTTGACTATTCGTCAATCTCGTCCATATCATCGTTACCAGCCTGGAAAAACTATGTACATGGCTACTGCTATGAATTTCGGTACACCTACAACTGGTAACTTTCAGCGTGTTGGTTTCTTTGATGATGGCAATGGTGTTTTCTTTGAACAAGGCGCTGCTACTGCAAATAACCCATCAGGTATCTATTGCGTTATTCGTTCAGATTCTGGTTCTGTTAATTTCAACGATGGCACTTATACTTCATCAGTTCCAGTTGATGCTAAATTTTCGTTTGAAAATTGGTATGGCGATCCCGTATCAAACCTAATCGATTGGACAAAGATTCAAATGCTTTGGATCGAATATGCATGGTATGGTGCTGGTGGCATTCGTTGGGGTTGCCAAATTAATGGCGAACCATATGTACTTCATGAAGTAGGTACTGGTAATAGCTCTTATAGAGGTTCTGCACAACAATTCCCATGGTCGCGTACTGGTAACCTTCCTGTTCGTTATGAGCAAAGAAATATTACAGCTACAGCAGCAAATAGTGTATTAATGCATTTTGGTGTTTCGGTTGTTGTCGAAGGTCGTCGTGATGAACAGCGTGGTTTCACTTATTCTTATGGCCTTCCTCCAGGAACAAACCGTAGAAACGTTCCAGCTGCTTCAACACGTTATCCATTAGTTTCAGTTCAAATGAACCAAATGGGTAAAGTAGATTTTACTGGTAATAATAGTTCAAATACTATTATTACAGCTTCTTCTAACTCAACTTATATTCAGGTTGCTGGTACACCATTTACGCCTAATGCTTATGTTGGTCGTGCAATTTCTTTCCAAGGAACTGGCGCCAATACCGCTAACGTGTTTGTTGGACGTATTGCTAACAATACATCAAATGGTATTTATTTTACTGATATCGTTTCAAACAGTTCGCCTGTAGCTGGTACTCCAAATAGTTCATTTACATATCAAGTTGGTCTTGTAAATCGTGGTCAAATTCTTCCTCAGTCATTAGTTATTGCTTCTGACGGTGCAGCGCTTGTTGAACTTATTGTTAGCTCTGCTTCAAATCCTGTTACATTAACTAATGCATCATTCATACCAATGAATACTGTTGGTTCTTTTAACTCCCTTGCTTCGAAAGATTATTCAGCAAACGCTATTACTGCAAATACTGGTGAAGTTGTTTATGCGTTTTCTGCTCCTGCAGGTGGGTCAGGTCTTCAGACTTTCGATTTATCTAATTTGTTTGCTCTATATAATAATATCAAAGGAAATACACCTGACATTCTTACAGTTGCTGTATCTACAAATAGCAGTTCGCAAGCTAACGTCAGCGCCCATCTTATCGCCCAAGAAGCGATGTCATAAGGAATACTACAATGAAACTTATTACCGAACTCTTTGAGGATATGGAGTATATTACCGAAGCAAAAGAAAACGGTGAAAAAGAACATTACATCCACGGCATCTTTCTTCAGGCTGAAAAGAAAAATCGCAACGGGCGTATTTATCCATTACATATCATGGATAAAGAAGTAACACGTTATATGAACGATATCGTTAAGAAAAATCGTGCTTATGGTGAACTTGGTCATCCAGCTGGCCCGCAAATTAATCTTGATCGTGTATCACATATTATCGTTGATCTTAAAAGAGATGGCAATAATTTCATTGGTAAAGCTAAAATTACTGATACACCGATGGGCAATATTGCTAAAGGTCTTATGAAATCTGG